ACTTGTTTTGGGGTCAGTTACTGATATTTTATATTCAGGTCCAAATGAAGTGTTACGTAAAAAAATAAGAATAGCCTCAATATCACCGTCCAATAATTCTTCAGGTCTTAAATCGTGTTCATAAATTTTACTACGTAATAAAGTCATAATGATATTATCATTACTCATTTGTGTTGCCCCCATCAAAGCATTTTCGTCATTTGCGGTTAAGTAACCGACTTTAATTGATTTCTTTTTTGATTTATAGAATACACCACCTGAAGGTAGTTGTACTATATCGTGAGGTAAGTTAAAACTCTCCGTTCCTGCGTCAATGATACTTTGGTCCATATTGTTTGTCTTTTATAATAAAATATAAAGTAGATTTGTTTTTTATAAAGATAATTCTTTTTTTAATTCGGACATTACCCATTCAGGTCGTTCATTAATATCTTTTTCCCAATAACGAAGTAATATCATTCCGTGATTTTGACATAAAACATTTTTATAGTCGTCATTTTTTTTTGTAAGTTTTTGTGTTTCATACAAAACTTCAGAATGTTTTGTATTAGGATTACAGTGATAAAAATCCCCATCAACTTCAATTAATATATTTTTATCTTCAATTTTAAAATCAAATAATCTTTTTTGAAACTCGTATTGGAATTCATGTTTTACATTAAGTAGGTTTAAAATACTTTCAAATTTGAATTCTATTTTAGTCTTTTTATTTGATAATGTAGATTTTAACCACTTTATTCTTCGAATGGATGACTCTTCTTTTAATTTAGGGTTATTCTTATATCGTTTAATTTGAGTTTCAGAATTTTTCTTTTTACTTTCATTAGTTTTAGGAACTCCTTTTAATTTTTTAGAAATTTTCTCACCTCGTTCTTTATTATTACGTAATTTGGTTTTAATTCCTTCAATTTTATCTAACGTTTCAGGTGTTTTGTTTTCCCACCAACCAACATACTTACCTTCTTTCCAATTTTTCTTTTGAGTCTCAATTGCTTTTTGATGAGTTTTAGGGTCTTTATGAAAATTATTTTTACCAGAAACTCTATTGTGATGTGATTGTATAAATTTAGAAAACCCTTTGCCAATCGAAATAAACTTAGTGGTTTTTCCACATCCACATTCACATTTAGGTTTAACACCATTTAAAATATAATCAACATATATTTTTTCAGATGAAATATTATGTTTCTGAATGGAGTGTGACCTTAATGAATTAATACCTTCACATTCTTTTTGACATGTCTTACAAATAAAAATTCCCATATATATAAATATACGGGAATTTTTTAATATTATAAATGGACAGATATATTCTAAAAGTAAAAATCAATAAACTAATATACAACGGTCCATACGTAATGTTGCAGTAATACTCGCTAACGCGTCAGTATTGTAAGCTAATGAATCGAAGTTAACATCTGATAAGAATGTCCCCTCTAAAATCCATTTCTCAACAACAACACCAGTTGGGTCTAACATTTCTAAATCGACGTTCTTTTTATATCCCGCAGCATAACCCATACGACCTGTTACAGACTCGGCACATAAACGTACCCACTCCATAAGAGCTTGAGACGCAGACGGACCAATAGGGTCACGGAATTTAACGTTAATAGTTCCCCAAGTAAAACGGCCAGCAACGTAGGTTGAAGTGTTTAAGAAGGGAATCTCGACAGGGTTTATAGTTATATGTGGTCTTGCCGTAGATTCAACGAACCATTCGTTAATACCCAATGTTGTTGGGAAACGAAGAATGAACCTGTTTTGTCTTTTCGGTTCATACGGTATCGGCATTTTCATCAATAAATCAGCCATTTTCTTTCTTTTTTGTTATTTTGTGTTTATTTTGTTTTTTATAAATATCTCCAAATAAATTTTTTATCTTTACTTTCAAGATTTAAAAAATTATTCTTAGCATATAAGTATCTAGTTTTATTTATTAATATTCTTTTTTAATTCCTCCTGCAGTAGAATAAGTCTTAATTATATTATCTGGCTCATTTTCAAAATGACTTTTAACTTTTTCCACATTTCTTAAATCATCATCTGAAAAACCAATTCTAGGTAAAAAGTTATTAGTTATTTTATTCTTTAAATACGCTTTCTTCTTAATTTGTTCAGAAACTTCTTTAATATACTGAACAAATTCTTTTAAAGCTTTAATTTTTCCTTCTTCAGGATTTGTTGCCGAACCTTCCCCATAACTTACAGGATAAAATCTACAAAGGTCTAAATATTCACGAATTATTTCACGTTTATTTAAATCACCCTCATCGGCAATGTGACGGAACTTTTCTAAATTTTTAACTAACTCATCTGAATTAATCCCGTTTTTATTTGAAACAATTAAATTGTAAACCGATTCTTTAATTACCGTAGGGGTGTGACCTCTAGCGGTAACAATAGAAAAAATAGACCCGTTATTTAATGCCTCCACAAAATCAGGCCAAGCAGGACCTGGTTTTGCTAACATAGAGTCCACAATAAATTGTTTGTCTCCCGCAACACCAAAATATTTAAATGGCTCATCACTAAACCCTACAATAGAATGACCTTCATAGTCAAACGGTTCTTCACCTATATCTGTTCTATATTCAGCAAAATCCTCAGTTGACATACCAACATCATTACCTTCCTCATCCTTTAAGATAATCTTAGTCGGCATTATCAGTATGTTGTCATCCCAGTCAAATGAATAGTATTTCATGTCAGGTGTTCCCTCTTCATCAATACCTTCTACTATTCTTTTTTTATTTATCATTTTCACTATTTGGCTAAACAAGTCGAGGTTTTATGTCGACTTGTTTGTTATTTTATTTTAGATGTTCTCAAAAGATGCACCTGTTGGAGTAATATAGAACGTAATGTCTATAAATTCTAACGACTTTGTAGGTTTAACGTAGATTTTACCCGTCATTTGGTTTCTATCTAAGTCAGCAACGTCTGAAGAAACTGTTACACGGAAATCGTATAAACCTCTGTCTCTTCTGATTGCGTCTAATATAGGGTTAACCGCATCTAAGAAATCTTGTCTTACTTTTTGGTCGTTTTGTTCAAACAGTAATCTTACAGATACCGCTGAAATTAATTTACGAGCTTGAAGTAATAATCTTCTTACGTTAATTCTATCAAGAGCTGATTGTCTAACTTGTAGTGTTTTATTACCCCAAATTACGGTTCCAACATCAGAGAAAGTTGCAATTGGGTTAAGACGACCTTGATATAAAGTATCTCTATCCTCTTGTGTTAACTTCTTACGTGCTTTAATAGCATTTACAATACCTCTTGTGTAACCCGCCGCGGCGAACCAAGGGAATGCAATGTTATCTGTTAAAGCTAAGTTTCTTGTAACCTCAGCAGTTGCAGGTAGATAGATTTGTGTGTTGTTTACAGTATCTCTTGTTAATACCCATGGGTAATAAGTTGCGGTATAGTTAGAGTCTATTCCTGCAGTGTCTAAATTATCAACAGCTTCTTGTGGATAAATTAAATCCTGTGTATTAGTTGTTGTTGGAACAAACATGTTAAAGTCAGGAGTTGTACAAACATAAAGTGAGTCAGCTCTATCATTTTCAATCATATCAACCGCACTTTCAACTAAGTTAGAATGATTTACATAATCAACACCAGGTGTAACAAATAAATTAATATTAACCGCTTCAGGATTAACAAAAGTTTTTTGTCCTAATAAGTAAGCGTAGTAATCGGTGTTACCCCAACCTTGGGTATTATCTCCAACCGTAATCTGTTTAAATGCACCCCAACCTGTCGCCGTAGGATATTTGATTGATGGACATGAACCTTTTAAATAACCATTTCTACCTAATACGAATCTATCACTGTTTGTTCTATGTTCTCTATAGATATCCCATCCGTCAAATCCTCCTTGTACTAAGAATGAGAACTTACGAGCAAAAATTCTGTAGTAAGGGTTAGCTTCTGTATCAGGGTCTTTAGTAAACGGTGCACTACCACAATAGAATGCTGGGGTTCCACTTGTTACAAATGCATTAGGTATAGTAATACCACTTGCATCAATATCCATATGGAATCCTCTACTTCTAAAGTTCCAATCTTCACCCGTAGAATCACCACAAATATCTAAAGGAAGTTGTTTACCTTTGTAATAGTAGTAATCAACGTCAATACCTATAGTATCAGAAATACCTAAATAAGTTCTACGTACATTATCTCCGTTACTTCTTGTAATATCGTCAGCTCCTGAAGATAAACCAAATGGTGGATTATATATTACCTCACCTGGAAAATCATATTTTTGTTTAATAATTGGGAATGGAGGTCTAACACCCGCATATTCTCTAAAATTAAATCCTAAGAATCCACAAGGTAATGCGTCAATTGGTGCGTCCTCATTAAGTTCAATCATAACGTATTTAGAATTTAATTCATACTCACCGTCAATAGTACCAATTTTCTTCGCAATGAAATGCTCGCCAATGGTAGTGCCGGTCTCCTTTTTCATGTCCCCTACCTTCCTAGGGTGCAAATGAGGACAATTTTCCTTTGTGCACTCACGACCCTTGCACGTGAAGTCGACACAAACCAACTCAGACATATCCTTGGGGAAGACGTCGGAAGCCTTCATATCCGGCTTGTAAAGAAAAAACATTCCCATATCGCTGACGTTGCGTTTGGAAGAATCGGCAACCGCAGAACGACGGGGCTTCTTCAAACGCTGGTTTGCTGGGGCCCTCTCGTTTCCCCCATCAGAAGGAGGCACGGTAGAGGAATCACGCTTCGGAGCCTCAGTACGGCGAGTATTCTGAGCAGTAGCGTTAGTTCCTTCATAATCGAAGGCTGGAGGACAAACCTTCATATTAT